TAAAAGAAGAAGTAGAAGAATACTTTGACGGTGAAGATAAGGATGATCTAGAGAATGTCGCCAAAGAGCTTGCTGATATTATTTACATTGTTTGTGGCACTGCTGCATCTTATGGGATTCCCTTGGACAGAGTTTTCAACGAAGTCCATAGATCTAACATGGAAAAATTAGTAGACGGTAAAGTAGTTCGCCGTGATGATGGTAAGATTTTGAAACCCGAAGGTTGGACTGCTCCTGATATTAAAAGTGTTCTTTACGGAGATAAGTGATGGTAAGACGTATTGTTGCTCGTCAAAAACATGATTGTGAACATCTTCTTGGCACTTTCGTTGACGAGAGTCATTATGATATTTTGATTGAAGAAGATACTGATTGTTATATGCCACCGCTATGTGATCCGCTTACCAAAGCAGATTGTGGGACTAAAGAATGCGAAGATTGCGATAAAGGCAACGATGAATTACGTATTGCATTTAAGTTTCGTAAGAACTACTTCACTAAAGAAGAATGCGATCAGGCATATGAAGGTCTAAGGCAAGCAGCTACTGAATCTCAAAATCGTGGTCTTGCTGCTGGTCCTCGTGGTGACATGCTAGCATGTGAAGGTCGTGGTGGTCGTGATTGGGTTACTCCTTATCAACAGGAGATTTTAGACTTTCTTATGGATGATGGTGCAAAGGTAATTGATGACAATTCAGTTGCATCTATTCGCGCTAAGTATGCAGATCCTAAATTTAAACCTGCAGATGAAACTCGTGGTACTGTATGGTTACGTTCAGAAGTCCAGAAAGTGTATCCGGAATATCATGGTTGGTTTGATAAATGGGTTGATGGTTTATCTAATAAACCAAACGAAGAAGTGCGTGCAGAGGCGAGAAAGGTTGCTGAAAAGTGGGCATCAACTACTAACTATGCAAAGTCAGTGTTTTCGGGCGTTGCTGGTTGGTACGATCGATACCCACGTATTCCGTATGGTCGTGCTACTGCATATACTGAAAACCATCCAGAATTGTTTTCAAAGGCATATCCATTTCTCCAAACACTGAATAAAGGTTTTAGAGAATTACTTCCTTGGCGTTGGGGCAATCAGAAAGCTGCAGCAGATAAACTTGATCCAAGGTTTCTTGTTCCTGGAACAGTGTTTACTACATTGACTGTGAACAAGACTTTCCGAACAGCATGTCATCGAGACGCTGGCGATCTTGATTCTGGTTTATCTAATCTACTTGTCCTTGGTTCTGGAGAATATACTGGTGGTTATCTTATATTTCCTGAGTATCGTATCGCTGTTAATGTGCGTCCTGGCGATTTGTTACTCGTTAACAACCATGAGATTATCCATGGTAATACTCCTATCGTGCTTAATAAGCCTGATGATCCTTCTTGTGAGCGCATATCTGTAGTCTGCTATTTCCGTGAGAAAATGCTTGAGTTGAAATCATATGACTATGAATTGCTGCGTAAGCAATTTGTGGAAGAACGTCGTATGAATAAAGATCATCCATTACATCGTCCATTGTGGAATGGTGTTTCTCCTGGAATGTGGGAAGAGCAAGAATGGTATGATTATCTTCACGCTCATGGAATGAAAGATCCTTACGGCAAAGACGAAGTGGCTTCATTGGAATCATTTTTCTAATGTGTGGGGTATTAGGAATAGCACTAAGAGATGTAACTTCGGAAGATTGCGATTTAGTTCGCAATCTTTTTCTTCAATCCATGATTAGAGGAAAGCACGCTACTGGTGTATCATACGTAAAGAATGATAAGGTTGTTACAATTAAGGAACCAGTTCCAGCTGATCAGTTTCTAGCTGATAAGGATATTTGGGATTGGGTCAATGAAGATGGTAATCTTTATTGCATTGGTCATGTAAGATATTCTACAAGCGACCTAAGATATAATCAGCCAATGGCAACTGATGAGTTGTCCATTGTTCATAATGGAGTAATCTCTCAAGAACCACCAGAGACTTGGGAAGAAACGTATGGTTATAAAACAGAAACTGCTAATGATAGTGAACTGATTCTTCGAGCGATTGAAACAGGTCATAATCCTTTGATTAAGTTTCATCCTGCTTCTATGGCTGTTTGTAAGATTGATAAAGATAAAGTGATCTCTGCATTCAGAAACGAAGCAAGACCTTTGTATAGAACATATATACAAGATAAAGGTTATCTGTTCGCTTCAACTGAAGATATTATTCACCGTAGTGGAATTGAAGGTATCATTAATAAAATGCATATGTATGAGGTTTATACAGTTACTCCACACCGAAATAGTTTTAAATTTAATAATATGATATTCAATCATAATAAAGTGGAAGATCTACAATGACATATGATCCTAAAACATTCACTTGGGGATTTGAGATGGAAGTTGGTGACGTAGATCGCCGTCTTCCTCTACCAGAAGAACTGGGTAAGTGGGAGTTCTCAGAGACTGACGTTGTCAATCTGAATCCACCTTATCGTGGAATTGCTTGTGACCCACTGGGTTTTGAACCACCATTTGGCGGCGAAATTAATGTAAGACCAACAAAAACTTGGAAGGAACAGGTTGACAGAATTTTTGAGATTCTTGATTTTTATAAATCGCACGGTAACAATCCTACTAGTAATTGTATTTCTCATAATCATGTTCATGTATATGTTCCAGGTCTAAAAGAAGATGTTGATGCGCTCAAACGGTTGGTTGCATACATCAAAGAAAATCAACATGTAGTAGTTGATCGTATCCATGCGTTTAGATTGCACCCGGATATGGCTTCTACAAAGACTGCAAAAACTTATTTGAAGTTGGATTGTGGTAGGTTGATGCCTGATTATATGTGCAACAACATTATTAATCTTACAACTGACTTTGATCATTTTATTAAATTACATTGCGCAGGTAAAGATGGCGTTTCTATGGGTCGTCCTTTCCGTTATGCAATTAATACATATTGTATGAAACACACAGGAACTATTGAGTTCCGTTGTTTCCGTAATTCTTTTGACCGTAGAGAGTTAGAAGATTCGTTTAGATTTGTTGAAGCGTTTATAGACGCTGCGCTAAATAATGGCCCAGATGTTCTACAAATTCTTCTTGAAGGCGATTATAAATTTCCAGAACTAAAATATGATCACGAGATTTATACGTCATGGGAGAAAACAAAATATGGAAAAGAGCGAGGAAAGAAATCCCGAGAGTTCATTGCAGTTTAAAACAGTTACAAAAGAACAATTTATAGCAAACATTAGCGATCGTAAAGAAGATAAGTTTGCCAAAACATTTGTTGCTAAATGCGACATGCTAGACAAATGGAATGAAGTTGTTGGGCTCTGGGAAGGCGATGACCTTGCCGGAGCCATTCTCACAACTATTTCGAAACGTAAACCTTATACGGCTAACCTTCAATTGCTTCATACTTTTTATGCGCATAGGAACAAAGGAGTTGCTAGAAAGCTATGCAATCATTCTTTGTATTACGCTTTCTATTCGAGCGCACATTATTTCAGAGTTTCTTCGGAAATTCCAGCTATACCGTTCTACAAAAAACTAGGCATACAATTCGTAGGTAAACAGAAAAGTGGATGTCTATTGGCTATGTTTAAGATTAATTCTTCGGAATTCGAGAAGATTGATTACTCTCTCGACGATATAATCTATAAGGCTGCAACGAAAAAAGGAAAGGGAGGCTGCGTAGAGCTCTTCGTCGAATATAAAGGACTTGACATTTTCGCAGAATAGTGGTAGTATATGTTTATTGGGTGATGTAAAGGAAGCCCAATATTTTGAAACGGTCCAAAAAGGAGTGACCTATGAAAACTGCAAAACAGGCTATTTGTTATCTTTGGTATAATCGTGAAACTACTAAGATTGTCTATGTAGGTTATCATAAACTTTCTGATAAGAATGTTTCAGACTATTACACTTCGAGCTCTACTGATCCAGCGTTTAATGATGCCTGGAACAAAGGGTTTCTTCGTCGAGTAGAATTTTTTGAAGGCACATTAGAACAGTGTATCTCGCTCGAGCATTATATGCTTGATGTATTAGATGCTCGTAATAACCCAGATATGTATAATAAGACAAATGGTGGTGGTGCTGGATGTAGTCTTTCGCACGTCACAGATAAAATGCGAGAGATCGTTAGCCGATGTATTTCTACAGATTTCATTATCGAAAAAGCTAGATCTACGTATAAGGAGCATATTCGTCTTGCTCGATCGATTGCAAATAAGGTAAAAGAAAACAAAATCAAGAAACATTATGAAGTCCATAATGTTTACGTTGGAGAGTTGGCGAATTTCGAACGAATTCAAATTCGTTTTAAGCTACGTCATAATCATCATGTAAATAAACTTGTAGATCGTATGAACGATCCAGAGCGTGCCAATCAGCATATCAATCCTATTGTGGTTGTTGTTTTCCGTGACGGCAAGAAAAAGATTCTTGACGGTAATCATACGCTCAGTGCAGCAATTGAAGCTAAATGGGCAACTGTGCCCGTAATTTATATTAATTCTGACGAATTCCTTGATGATCCTTCTATTATGGATCATTTCGGGGTTCTTATGAATCACGAGCCAGTTGTCAAGGAAGGTAATTCTAAGGAAGATGTGAAGCGCAAGATTGAAGCTCTTTATGTCGATGGAATTCCTTTTGATTCGGATGAAATGGAAGAAATTGTATTTGATCTTAATCTTGGAGAATTCTCTGAGAAGTCTCTAAAGAGTTTGATCAGCGCTGCTAAAGATCGTTATTTCACTAACGAAATTAACAGCAAGTATAATTTCTATAACTGGGTAGATAAGGATCTGAAGAAGAAGGTAAATTCTTACCTTGCAGAAAATCCTTATGCTGGTTGTATCAGTCAGTCTATAAGCACTGTCATTCACTCGGGTATTGGTGGTGTGGTAAATAGTTTGCGCCAAAAGACAAAGAATCGTCCCTCGGCAAGAAATAATCCGAAAGGCAAAATATTCATTCACTTTAAGAATGTTGAAGAATATCTTGAGAGAGATGTTCTTGAGCAAGAAGTCCGTGAATGTTTGGCCATTGCTAAACTTGAATGGATCGAGTTGGAATTTCTTCCTTGCTTCTGGGACACCAGGACAAATAAGGTAATAAGTGAACCAGCAAATCGTAAAGCAGCGTAAGCAAGATTTTATAAACTGGTATCGGTGGTCGCTTTCCATTAAGGATTGCGACCCCGCTATCTTTATGACCAATTACTTGTTCCGTAGGTTCGAACATAACAGAGAACAGAAACTCTGGATTGCTTGGATCTACGGTACAACGTATCATTTTCCGACAACGTGGGTTATCTGGAACGAGTTTCCTGATATGGAACTTGTTGGTCTTGATCGTTTGAAAGATTGGAACAGTAAGAATTATAAACGTCTACGGTATCAAACAGATACTAAATGGAACAAAGGCCATCTACCTGCTCAGTTTGAATCTTATAAAAACTGGGTTGGTGATAGATCGCAAGCAGAAGCGTTTAAAGATTTCCTTGCTCCGGGTAGCCCTAAACTAAGTTTCAGTTTACTATGGGACGAGGTCAAGGGAAACTTTCATAAGTTTGGTAGATATTCAACTTGGTTCTACATGCAAACATTAAAGCAATGTTGCGGTTTACCAATTGAACCGAGCAGTCTAATGCTTGAAGATTATTCTGGCTCAAGATCTCACCGCAATGGTTTATGCTTCGCTCTTGGTAAGCCTGAATGGATTGATAAAAAATTAGATGTCAGTCAACTTGCTTATCTGGAAGCACAGGCGTATCTAATTCTAGAAGAAGTTAAGAAAGACTTTCCTGACACTGATTATTTTGATATGGAAACATGTCTCTGTTCTTTTAAAAAGTTATTCAGAGTAAAACATGGTCGATATCTTGGTTATTATCTAGATCGTCAGGCTGAAGAATTTACTCAGTGTGAAAAAGATGGATGGGATGGTATTGATTGGCAACCAATGTGGGACGCTCGTAATGAAACTCTAAATAATAAACTATTGACTAATCACATAAACAATAGTAAAATGGCTTTGTATAGTGAGAATGGTATTCTAGACTGCACAGGTTTGTTTGTTGAGCCTGAAAAGGTCGGACTTGAAAGGTTTACATAATGCTTGTATTTGCGATTGGTGGCGAGCCAGGTGCTGGCAAATCTACTTTAATGAAAGAAATTATTTCGAAATTTAATTGGATAAAAGTTTATGATGAAGTAAAACTTGTTCCGTATCTTCAATATGATTGTAATTATATTTTGGGTAAGTATGACGAAGGTGAAACTTTCTCTGGAACAGATCGTATGTCTATGGCAGTTCAGCCAGAAGCAGTTAAATTCTTAGCAAGTTTGCATAAAGATTCGGTTGTTCTTTTTGAGGGCGACCGTCTTTTCACATCAACGTTCTTAGAACATTGTGTGAACAATTATAACACTGATATAATTTATCTAGAAACCGATAAAGCTGTTCGGCAAGAACGTTATAAGGAGCGTGGAAGTAACCAAAACGAAACTTGGTTACAGGGAAGAGAAACTAAGATTGCAAATATTCTAACGAATATGACTCTTATGTTTAACACTGTTAAATTTAAAAACAATAACAAAGAAGATCAGAAGATTATTGTGGATTACATTATGAAATATTTGGAGGCATGATGAGCAGGTTATATAGTGAAATACCATCAGGTGTTAGTTATAAATTGGATGTTGCTGGAAAGGTTGCGCCTAAATACAAATATATGGAAGATCAGATTATTGCTGATTTCCACGCCTATATAGATAAGACATATGGGCAGCATTATATGACTGAAGAAGAGAATATAGAATGTTTCGATGTGTGGCTTGCTCTTGGTGATTCTATGCCTACCTTCCGAAATACAGCTATCAAGTATCTTTGGCGCTATGGTAAAAAGCATGGCAGCAATAAAGACGATTTGATGAAAGTTCTTCATTACACACTAATGATGCTTTATTCAGACCATTATAAGGATACGAAATGAAGACTATTGAGGAATACGAAAAAGAGAAAAGATTATTGAGAGAAAAGCATGGCACTGGCATTCAGTGCCCAGCTTGTGGTGATGAATTAGTTTTGTCTGAACCTGGCGTCGTTTTACTTACCTTTCCTCCTCGAAAGGAAGTTCATTGTAACACTTGTAAATATCATGATATTATTACAGCATAGAAAGGTATATTATGGAAATTAAGATCCCAATTGAAAAACTAAGAGAGCGCAAGTTATTTGTCGCCACACCAATGTATGGCG